TCTATTCATTTTAAATAATGGCTATGAAATATGCACCTTATGCGATTCTTGCATGTGTAATATCCTCTGGTATTGGAGTATTTGCGGCTGTCGCGGTGAATAATCAAGAGTCTTTGGGTCCATCGCCACAACAACCTTATATTTATGATTTTATCGTGGAACACGAAAATCAACATGCAACAGGTGGAATACATTTATCCAGTATAAAAATGGATGGGTTACGTGTTGGTGCAAATCAGGTTGAAATTCATGTAGAACCGGAAGTTAAATGTGGTTCTCAAGCTGATGGTTATGATTGTGAAGGGGATGTCTATGGCGCAGTTGACGACGAACCAGAGCAACGAGATAATAATAAAGACATAACATGGACTAAGTGGAAAAAGATTGATACCCCCGTTGGTACAAAGCTAATGACCGTGACATCTCCAAATAAAGTATCGGAATTTAAGTTAGAATTTGTGAGACCTAGGTTCACACCTGGATTTAAAATCATGGAAAATGGTGTAGAGGTTTTTAAAAACACTAGCAATGCTGGCAATAATAGTACGCCATTTTCATATGAACTTACTTATGAACTTACTTAAAGTCAAGCCACCTAATAGATGTATAATACCCACTACACAATGTCGCTCACTATCCAACGATCCTCCGATTTCTCTGCCAAGTCTGTTGGCTTCTCGAAACTTCGTAAGAACAAGAATGGCGGTAAGACCGTCTACCTCAACGCTGGTGACAACAAAAAGCTTTACCTTCAGCTTCCCTTCCTCCGCTCTCCTTATGGTCTGAGTGCCTTCACCGATGAGGGTACCGGTCGCACGACCTACTCCCTTGATCTCTCCTTTGACCCCGACAATGCCGAGGCCATGGAGCTCCATGACAAGCTCAAGGAGCTTGACGAGATTATCGTTAACACTGTCGCCGAGAACTCTAAGGAGTGGCTCGGTAAGGAGTTCAACGTCGCGGTTCTCCGCGAGGCTCTCTACAAGCCCATGGTCCGACCTGGCAAGGAGCCTTATCCCTCTACCCTAAAGCTCAAGATTGCCACTAAGCCCGATGGTTCTTTCGTTCCAGAGGCCTATAATGTACGCAAGGAGCCAGTTACTCTAGACACTATTGAGAAGGGTCAGAAGGTTATGGCCATCGTTGATGTCAGTTCTATCTGGTTCATTGACAACAAGTTTGGTGTGACCGTTCGCCTTCAGCAGACTCTCCTTGAGCAGTCTACCAAGCTCCCTTCTTTTGCCTTCCAAGGTATTGATCTTCCTGAGACTGACGACGCTGAGGAGGATGTTGAGGTTGACGAAGAGGAGGAGGTTGACGAAGAGTAAATGAAAAAAACAAAAATATTCGGTCAAATGACCACCATAAGTAACTTACTAACCTAAGTTAGTTATGATGTTCGTATTTTGTAATTAAACATGTCTATCTTACAGTGTGTTAAAGACGCAGACTTTGACTCTCTTCGTTCTAGGGAGTATATGTTACTTGAACACGTTAATGATATGATTCGTAATCCTGAAGGTGATCCAGAGAAGTTCTTGACTTTTTGGATGGCCATGCATGACAATCACGATTTTGGTCTTGCAATGTTTGAACTTTTCAAAAATACATGTGAGACTGCCTTAGGACCTTCCGGGTGGAATGATATTATGAAGGTGTTTGCGTACCCCACTATGTGTGGTGCAGTTTGTAGCCAAAACATTGAGATCTTGGAACATCTTAAGTTTCACGTAGATCCGGAAACAATTATGGCTGAAAATGAACAGGAATTTGGCCTAGAATATAATGAAGTTTATAGCTGGTATCAGGATAATTTTTCTTAGTTTGTAATAAGTATGGTCAAGTTGTCTACTATTGTCAACATTGCCAATAATGCCAAGACAAATGAACAGCGTAACGCGGTCGGTACGGAAGTTAAGAAGTTGCTCAGGGGTGCTAAAGGATGTGATCCCAAATCTCAAATGTACGCCCCCCGGATGAACAGTCTAACCATGATTGAGAAGGGTCGTCTTTTAAAGCTTGGACAGGGTCAATATGGCGCGGTATATTATGGATGTCTTGATGATAAATGTAAAACAAAGGTTGCCATAAAGTTTACATCTGAGCCAAGTGCCAAGATGGAGTATCGCATCGCTGACAAGTTGAAGGGTATGGGTGTACCCCGTATGTATCATTTTAAGACGTGTGATAATAGGGATGTTTTGTACTTTGAGTACATTGATGGTATATCTCTAGAGAAGTGGATAAGAAATAATCCAGGTATTTCCGAGTACAAGTCTGTTATTCGTCAGGTTATTTCGAACCTAAATAAGATCCATGAAACGTATCCAAATTTCAGACACCATGATCTTCATTGGAATAATGTTATGATTACTAAGAATGGTAAACCAATCATAATTGATTTTGGTTTGGCGGTTATGAAAGGTATTAAGAATCCGGATGTAAACAGTGGTGATTTCTTAACGTCTGGTATTTCCAGAAAGTCTCATCCAATGTATGATGCACACTATTTTCTCAATATTGTCCATACTTTTACACATAGTAAAGTTATCAAATTGTTTATTCGAAGTTTGTTCAGGAATCCCAATGCGTATCTTGTCAGAAATAGTCCATATGTAGCGGATATGCGTCTTCGCCTTGTAAAGCATAAGAGGTTACCCACATTTGAAGAGATTTTAAGTCACCCATTCTTAACTGGTAAAAAGAATGATGTAGCTAAAAAGATTCTCAATGCCGTCACTAAGACCAAAAAGAACTTTGCTCCCCGTATAGCAGTTGCTCCAAAGCCCAAGGTTGTCCAGGGTGAGACTGCGATTGAGAGAGCTAAGAGAATACTCGCAGAGGCTGCTGAAAAGAAGAAAGCTCCCATCAGACGACCTAGTATAATCGTGAAACGTAAACCTTCCGTTCAAGTACAAGTTCGTGAAATTGAGAAAAAGGTTGAACCTACACCTAAAAACCCTATCTACAAATTCATCAACATTAAGGGTAAAGAACGTATATACAAAACAAAGGGTTGGTATGAAAAGGCTTTGGCTAAGAACAAAGCTCTCAGAGTACGATCTTAAAAACCCTCTTAGTACCCTCGTCAACTTCAGATAGTATCTTAAACTTTGGGGTCTTGACGAGCTTCACTCCACTCTTAGTGACAAATGATTTCATCCGTTCAACTTCACCACGAGGCATTTTTCTGGTGTACTTGAGCGTGACATTTTTGTTTCCCATAGACAGTACAGTAGACGACATTTTATAATATTAGGGTATAATAAAACTATGTGGCTTCTAGCTCTTCTCATCCTCGTTAATATTTACATTCTCTCTCAGACTGGTAAACCTGGTGTCAAAGCGACCATGTCCAACGGTGAGGAGTGGACTGTTTACGGGACTATGGGTTGTGGATGGACTCGTAAGCAGTTGGAGTATATGGAAAAGAATGGAAAGCCATTCAGGTTTGTTGACTGTGAGAAGGAGGGTTGTTCAGGTATGGAAGCCTTCCCAACCATCGTTCACCCCAATGGTGAAAAGACCGTTGGTTATAGTGAGATTTAAGAAGGGGGTACTCTTGGAATATCCAGGTAGTAAGAATCTGTAGCAAAATAGTTTGGCCCTTTCTTCTTGCAATATTCTTTCGGATAAGCCCATGCATTATACTGCCTCTTTCTAGGATCTTTAAACTTAAAATACCATTCCGTAAATGGGTTATGTTCGGGTCGTCCCCATTCGTCATCACGTCTGGCATAGGCAATATGCAATTCACTATCGTCTGAAACATCCATATCCTTCTGAAATCTGGAGTATCCGGGTTTTACTCTATCTTTTTCATCAAAAAGACTGTCATGGGAATCTCTTTCTAGTAATTCAAGCATTTGCCCAATCATTTTATCTTTGTTTGAAATCATATTAACGATATAGTGTTTATAATCTTTAATATGATGGTTTTGATTTCATAAATGAGTATAAATTACAGACCCCGCACAACATTCAGCGAAAGGGCGAGGATGAAAGCATCAAGCATAGACTTGAGGGGCTTGAGAACAGTGACGTGGGGTACGAGGGAACGGTTCCACGCGAATCGGAGGACGAAGGTCGCGATGAGTACGTTGAGAACAAAGACGAGAAGCTCGGTGAGCATATCAGACTTATTTTCGGTCTTAACAATTTCCTTGAACATTTATTAGATACAGATATTTTTTTTCTATACACACTGTAAATGAAGAACCTACCTTTGAGTGGTTCTGAAAGAAAGTTTACCAACAGACGTTGGGGTACTTCTACAGGTGTAGGTAACAATAACTGTTATGCCTACGCTGTTGGGGATTATCAAGCTTATAGATGGCAAAAATCCATTCCAGGTGATCGTTCTGGGCTTTCTAATGGATATCATAATTACACTCATTGTACCGGACTCCCAAAGCGCGTTATTTCAGATAATCCAACGAAGATTTATCCTGTAAAGGCAAATGAAAAATGTAAGAAGGGGTACTACAAAGTCATGATGTTTGTGTGCCCTGGAAGACCAACAAACTATATTCGTCAAGGTGACTTTCATTTCTATGTGCAACACGGAGTTGTGGAGTATCGCGTGAAACCTGGAGACACCCAAGAGTCTGTAGCCAAGTTCTTTAAGGTTCCACTCTCTAGAGTGAAGCGAGCTGGTAAGTTTGCTCCCAACAAACGTCTCGTTTTCAGGGCGAATGTATTCAGTCACAAGAGGGGTTGGGCCACTGGGCCACTTCTGACTGATGCATCTGGTAAGTCTATCAGGGATCCACGGAAGGCTGATAGGAACTACCCTGGTCTAAACTACGAGAAGTATTGTAGCTCATTCTGTGTCAAGGACAAGGGCATCAAGGTCGGAAAGACTCATCCCAAGGTCCGCAAAAAGACTGTCTAAATCTACTGTATTATCAACGTCAAAAGACATGTCAAAAATATCCATTATGTTGAAAATAGCTTCACTCTGCAATGACACAGTATTGGACTGTGCTGTGTAATTGTTCTGAACTGTCAATGTAACCTTGAATTGCGAAACATCGAATACTTTTCTACAAACCGGGCAGGTATTCTTACCTTTATCTTTCCACTCTTGTATACAGTGGGAATGAAACATATGTCCACAACGGATAGGTGGATTCGTCCTCGTTGACCTCACCTCATTGAGACATATGGCACATTGTGACATTCTAAAGTACAATTCTAAAGTTTTTATTACAATTTACCACACCTAGTACGTCTTAGACATGTTGGTGTATGTGTTGCATGGGTCACACTTCTCACGGGACTGCTCTTGGAGTTTGTTGATAAATTCAGGGCCCTGCTTTTGGAGAGCTTGGCGGAAAGAATAGTTGTCCTCGAAGCTGATACCGTTCTGCTCCATGAGATAGTTGTTCGTAAGCTGGGCTGAAGAGTGAATGGTGAAGCATCGTCCATCGGCCATTCCAAGTCGCTGCGACATTTTGTATTAATTTAACATTAGAAATTAATTCCCCTGTTTGTCACTGTTTGAATCCAGGATTTGAATCCTTTCCCTTTGAGATGTTCAATCAATTGTCCACATTTGTAACCGAGAAATACATCAAACACATCTGTTTCTTCTGTAGCAGAAACACGAATTTGAGGTTCTTCGTTAATGTGATGATTGATGATGTTGTATCCAAAAGCAATCTCTTTTAAAGTTTCTGCACCGGTGATGATGATCTTACCGGTTGAAAAGATACTGGTAGTAATTTCTTTCATATCTTGGGCTGGTTGAAATTTGATTTTGACAGCACTATATCTGTCAGGCTCAAAAGAAACCTTAAAAATATCTGAATGTTTCTCAAAGTGTTGAGCTACTTTCATGAGGTTGATGTTATAATTGAGACTAAAGTTAGAATTGATCATAACAACTCTGAAAGAGTCATCCGGAATTTTCATCTCCGTTCCCAAAAAAGTCTTGAAAATGTAAGTCAATTGGGTGATAATTCTCTTACAGTCAAAAAGATCGCAGCATCCAGCAACTTGAATGGAACCATTGGGAAAGACCTTTACAGATTTAGTACTGTAAGTATCATGGTACGTGAGTGTCACCTGATTATAGAAAGTTGTAGGTTTCAACTTCCACATAAAACCACCATTACCTTTGGTACCAGAACGCTTCAATTGGAAGGAATCCAAATTCTCAAATACACGACGAAGTTTCTTAATATCAATTTCCTGTACAAACTTGGAGACCATTGTGATTGTTGTAATCTTTATCCAAGAAGGACATAACTCTTCAGGTAAATTCTTCCTGAACTCATCGAGGGTCAGAAGATATGAAAAACTATTATTGGCGATTGCCGAATACATTTGTTAACTCTTTTATATAGAGCCTGTCGTCTTTATATGATTTATACTTAAAAGAGATAGACTTAGGTTAGCTCCATGTATTTTCTGGGAAAGTCAAAGTGTAGGTATCAGCCATGACCGCAATGGCAGGGGTTTCCTGAACTACAGTAGTACCATCATCTGCCAAAATAACAGCCTTGATACCAATAGCACGGTTCTTACAGCATGTAGTTCTGTTGGTAATAACAAGCTTCTTGATTTCCTGTTCAGAGCCAAGGTCAACTTGCAAATAGTCAATTTCTTCTTCGGCTCTACCTTTTGTATGAGCCATATTTGTCTTGTTACCGTCTGTGAGTCTAATAAAACCGTGTGTTGAAGAGTGTTGCGAACTTCCAGTTACAGTTTTACCTGCGGCTAAGTTTGTATCGTTCGCATCAAATACTTCAAGTTCGGCGAGGTTGATAATACGGTTTTTGTCATTAACATCACCCGCTGTACCATTATCCTTCGTAGCATTCGCATCATACGCAACTGTCTGCTCTAATTTCACATAGCGACCTTTTGGTGGCCCGGATGGCATCAAAAAATACGCTCCTACCGAAGAAGAAGAACAACAACAACACATAAGTAAAACTATCACGAATACCGTTTCTGGTTTCATATTTACTTATACTGACATTTTTTTGGTTAAAGACAATGTACGATCTTTATGTATATGACCTCTTTCCTCAAAACAGCTAAAGCTGTTTATGATGTTGAATCTAAGTTAAACTATGTTGAAATCGTGTATGAACGTTATGTAAAAAATAAAGGGTATGAAACCTATGTTGATTGCATACACACAAAGCCTCTCGCCGATTGGACAGTTATTAAGTCAAAGACACATTCTATCCCTTACGAAAAGTTCTTAGACACGATGTGTGAAAAGACTCTAGAAGTTCGTCAAAAAATGGTTGAAATTGCAATTCAAAATATTATAGCTGATAAACAGAGTATTCACACGTACATCAGAATGGCTTACGCGGTCAAAATATTGGACCCCACCTTTCAACCACCTTGGATCAATACTGAAAGTGCTTGGCAGAGGGAATTTATTAAAAAGTTCTGTGTTGAGACACTCGTAGATTTAATTCCGGAATGTGAAGACAATTCTCGTTTGGATTACATTTTTAACGTCTTGCGTGATATACAGATAGGACAATAGTTAAGACACATAGAAAACCACCGATCATAGAAAATTCAGGATGATTGGAAACACCAACAGTTACTTTTTCAATGATACCCCCCTTCTTTTGTTTGGTAAAGCCAATATCAATATTTCTACGTGGGTGAACACCTCTAGATAAAGAACAATCGGATGTAGATTCTGCACACAGACCGTAATCACAATATATACTTCTCTGAGGTTCTTGGATACCAGTACCCTCCTCAACTTCGGTAAAATCGTCAAATCCACCACTTTGTCTCACACTTCCTGGAAGGGAAAATTCGTGAGAGACAAATGGATTAACATTATCAATTGCTTCTTCGTCTGTAAGCATCATAGTTACTTTTACTTCAGATTATATTTTTTGGTCTTCATTTTGGTTTTGTGTTCTTCCCACATCATATCTAGATCTATATTTAGCATATGCGCCAATTGGAAAAGATAGCTAAACACATCACCCATCTCCATCATAACATCAGTACCCCTTTCCTTCTTGAGACCGGTTTTCTTATAAGTCTTCTTGTACTGACGAATGGCTGATGCAAGTTCACCAAATTCTTCTGTCAGAAGGAGCCATACCGTATCAACGGCTGCACGATCCCAACCCTTTGATTTACATACTTTTTCGGTTTCTTGTTTGTAGAAGTTCAAACTCATCTTATGAGTATATATAATCAAAACTTTAATTGATACCAATTTTCATATTCTTGGGAAGCTTTTTACCAACAGTACTTGTGTTTATAGGTTGGGCCAGGGGCACCGCAATAGTATCAATGTCTTGAACATAAGTCATATATTGGGAAACACCAGTTTGTATTTGAGAGATCGCAGTATCAATGACACGGGAGTTCATAATACGAACTTGTTCATTAATACGCGTGTGATGGTCACCG